CTGTATCTGCTTTACGAGGACTGGCTTTTTTAAGAACTACAGAAGAAAGAATGACTGTATCTGAAATAGTTTTACGAAAAGAGGTGTCGGTGGTAACCTGAACAGTAGTGCCATAAAAAGTTCCATAAATATTAATGCAATATGATCTAACTCTATACCCAGTATTTATTACCAATCCTGTTATTGCTTTGGTATAAGCTCCTTCATCAAAATTTCCATCGTCATAAACAACCGAATCTGCTGTGGTCGGATCGCCGGAAGTACCAACTTTATAGCAAAATCCCCGACGAGTGACATCTGTGCTTATCCCGCCTGTATCGGTTATGTTACCGTTGCCAGTACAAGTTGTGCTGAAAACATCTGTTACTGCTTGAGTTGTGACGGTGGCGGCAGAGATTCCGGTGGCATAAATACTGAAAGTTCTACTTGCTGTAAGCCCAAAGACCTGCTCTCCGGCTCCAAAAAAATCTCCATCTTTATAACGTTCTCCATCTCCTGATGTATCTCGTTCAAGTTTGCCACCACTATGATAATCTGCTAAATAATCTCCGGCGGTAACACTACAATTCAAACCTGTAAAAGTTTGCTTACTTCCGCTCGTAACATTTCCTAACGTTTCAACATCTCTTGAAGTATATTTTGTTATATCACCGCCATTTACAACAAAGGTTCCCACCTTTGTTCCAGTAGAATTTAAATGATACCAAACTTCCATTGTAGTTATTATTCCGGTATTGTTAGCGGGATTTTCTAAACTAATAGATGTTTCCCCAATTCCACCATATCCACCACGATTAATTGCGCCTGGGCCTATATCTATTGCCATTACTTTACCTTAGCCTCTTTCAATGCTTCAAAATCGGTTGTCTTTATAGTTGCTACTCTATCTTTACAGCTTTGAATCTTTGTACTATCTGCTGAAAAAGCAACAGGTTCATTTTTATTTAAATACAAGCTATCTTTTACATGATTCTCATAACCCATCTTGAGCACATCTTCACCTGCTTTTAAAATTTCTTCGTCTGAAACTTCTGGCCCGTGATAAACAAAATGACAACAAAAAGGATTGTTCTGCCATTCCTTTCTAAGTCCAGAAAACCATTCGTCATGATCTTTTTGGTCAATAGGCGAACCATCAATTTTATCTACTTCACCAGGATAACCACCTTCAGGAATGACTGGAACCTCTACATAATGTTCGCTATAATTATGATCTCCTGGATCGAGAAATAGATCGTAACGCACTTGACAGAGACCTTTACGTTCTGCACATCCACTATGATTGACTTTAAAATACATAAATTCTCCCTTTAAATATAGCTCTGGAAGAATAAACTCCCAGAGCTATATCATTACATTAAGAAATAGTCAACGTCCAGGTCAAGACCAAGGAATCCGCTGCCAATTTATTTACAACGCTAAAGGTTGCATACAGCCACATATTGATAGTATCCTGAGTAACAACATCAAACACGCCAGCTTCGGTCAATGCCCCAGTTCCCACACCAGCCCCGAAAGTAGTAATCATGGTCACTACTGCATTGGTTCTGGCCTTAGAATCAAAAGCAGTCCTCGACCCAGCCACATACGCATTCAATTTGGTTGCGCCACCAGTTCCAGTACCAAGTTCCATCCATCCGGCTTTCGCCAAAGTGGGTGAAGCTAAAATCTGATCTAAGACGCCATACAGACCAGCATTGGTTACAGCATTATGAGTATTATCGACATATTTGCTCATACCTGCTTCGTCGAACAATTCGATCTTTAAATTCGGCACGATTAAAACGCCCTCATGTGCCGATTTCCCAAAACCTAATGACATTCTGTCTTTTGCTCCAATACCTTCTTTCATAACATCCTCCAATTTTTAAATTGTTTTAGACCCTGTTCCAACCAAAAGCCCCTTGTCAACACTAATTCTCCTTCTAATGCTCTCGAATAAATGAGTGTATGTTTCAAAATCTGCTTTTTTAGGAATCCATTTACTCAAAACAGATTTATTAACATCGTTGTGATAAAACGATTGATTGCTAAAATGACCACTTCCGATACCAAGTCTCCCTGGAAGTCCCTTCATGCCTACATATAAGCTGCTCTCTCTATCATCAAAAACTATTCCTCTTCCATTTGAGGAAATATTATCTGCTTCACTTCTCGAATTTGCCTGTCTCCCGACCTCTTCATTTACTAAACTCCAAATCCGAATATCAAGATAAGAGTCTCCATCAAGACAATCTTTTATATCATTAAAAATACTTGTGTTAAAAGCAGTTTGAGCCAAACTTGCATGACCAATATTAAAATGAACCCCATATTTAAATGTTGGAAGATAGTAATATTTACTTCTTCCTATCCCAACCAGCTCATATTCTTCAAGTTTCTTCAACATCTCTTCAATATAAGTTGGGGCGTAATATTCATCGTCTTCGATAAACAGTACCCTACTTCCTTGCACTGCCCTAAAAGCTTCTTTTAAATTTAAAATCATTGTATGCTTCGGATCATCATCTCTTGGTTCTCGTCTGATATAATCAATGTTATCTGATTTTGTGTCACCTATTGGATACTTTCCATCATCGACAACAATCCATTGAGACAGACTTACTGTTTGTGCTCGCATCCATTTTCTACACAAAGAAAAAGCAAGAGGCCGATCTCCAGTTGCTGTAATACAAGTCACATTACTTGCTCTTTTGTCAATCTTATCTACCTTTTCCCAAATACCCTCGATCTCAGACATTCCTTTTGAAACTCGAAAAGCTCGTGTACCTTGGGTATCATGCTTAATAAACTCTCTTGGCTTCCCTTCCCAGACCCACCCTTTCCCAGACGAATGGCCAAGACCAGGAAATTCCTTAATAACTTTATCTCCCAGCCCTCTTCGATGGATATCAAGCATAGTATTAACAGCAGGAGCACCATGATGAATAAATGGTCTGTATTTTTTATATTCTATCAAATCTATTAAACAGAAATATGGATGCAAATAACGCATCCATCCCTGCGTTTTATGAATCGGATTGCAACCCCATTCGTGACCATCAAAAGCAGTTTTCTCAGTATAACCCACTCCATAAGTTCCATCTTCCATCATATCCATTATTTCCTGGACAGGAGACTTCAACATCTCAATGTCTGAATCAAATATCAAGGCGTACTGTGTCTCTGCCTTTTCTATTCCAACACAAAGACCTCGACCATGTCCTATATTTTGATCCACATGAAATACTCTGGTATTAATATTGTTCGTCAATCCACTAACATATTTAAAACAATCATTGCTTCTATCAGAACCATCTACAATTATAATCTTCATAAAAGGATGAAATTTTCTGATAGAGGAATATGCTCTTTCAATCAAATCCTTAGTATTCCACGAAACAACTATACCTGTTACGACATTATCTACTTTCATCATTACTCTCTGGCATAATAAATTTAACATCTAATCCACTCAAAAAAGGTTTTAACTTATCTATCTGCGCCTTATAAAGTGGTAATCCCTGTTCATAAACTACTCCTACATTCGGAATATACAACTTATCACTTTCCCCACCTGCATGAGCATCACAACACACAAGCACAAACTTAGAACATCCCATCAACTGACCAATCTTAATTGCTATAACCAAAGAAAATTCATTCTCTACCATTCCAAAGTCTGCCCAATCATAAACCAGACGAGGAGTATAATCTGGAAAACAATACAAAGATTCGTGAATATCAACCATCAAAAAAGCCTCTTTTGGCCTAACCATGTCCTCACAAGAATTTCCACAATTAGGCGAATGAAGACAAATTAAAGACTGAGTAGCTTGATCATAAATTAATTTGTTTCCACCATCTTTTTGCAGAGAGAAAATAGGATTAGGAAAGTTGAGATTTTCAACTGCTAAAATAGCTTGATTAAGAGTAATTATGGGTCCACTTAAAATATGCTCTTTTCGAAGATACTGCAAGCTTGGTCCCTTACCCACAATCCAAACAGCCTCATCTTTAAATTTATTTACCAATAATTTCATTTTAAGCATCCTGCAATAAAATAATCTGTTTTCATTTCCATACTTGCAATTATTTTCAAATGAAAATAATCATAAATATCAAACAAACGCTGCATGTCAAACACATGATGGTGCAATGCTCTGTTCTCGTAATTCTTTAAAGACCGTTCCTTGAACTGCTTAATGGTTCCAGCTGGCAAATCCATAGACAAATCGTGCAGCTCCATTATCTCTTCAAAATGAGATAGATCGTTTTCTCCAATATCCATTTCAAAGTCCTCTTCCAAATGATTAAAGGAAGTCACTTGTCTCTTGTGATCAAAATTGACTTCTTTCTTTGGAACCACCAAAAGAATAATTCCATTCTCATTTACTATTTCCAAAAATTCATTAAGCGCTTTTAATGGATTGGCTATATGCTCAAAACAATTAGAAGAGATAACAAAATCATGAGTGAACAATGAAATCTTTTTGCTTAATTCTGTTGCCTCGCAAATATACCGATAACCAACTTTATCATCATAGAGAAAATTCTGCCCCTCTTCCAAAGCTCCTTCCCAAATTGTCTGCTTGCTAAAATTACAACAATCAAGAGAATCGACAACTGGGTAAATTGGTATACTGCCATTCTTAGAAAATATATGACTAAATCCACCAATCTCAATTCCACTCTTGTGTCTGAATTTTTCTATAAGCCAATTCATATTTACACCTATTTACTAAGTGAATTGTTAGATAAAACCTTTATTTTCTGAACTACATTAACAGCAGAAAACAAACCAAAACCTGCTATTGCAATCGTTGCCCAAACTTCTGAAGTTATTTCGCCTTTCAACAAAGCAATGAATGATAAAATGGTTATAATTAAAAACGCCAACCACTTCCGAGAAGTTAAATCTGAAAGGATTTTATTGAGAAGTCCTTCTAAAAATTTCTTCCACATAGCTCTACTCCTTATCTTTTACAGTTATGCTTAGTACTCTACCTGCAAATTTCATGCAAGCATACCAGCCACCGCAAAAACACACTACTGCTATAATAATATACCACCACATAATTTCCCTCCTTATCTACTTGCCGTTTGTAAAGTAATGAAGAAACAACTGAACCATTACAAAGAACACGCCTAATGCAGCAGTCCAGGTCAGGATTTTAGTTTCAATAGCTACAACTTTCTTATCTATTCCCGCACACCAGACGTCATATCCTGCAATTTTAATATCATAGGTTTCTTTGGTTAAAAACATCATCCGATCTCTGATCACTTCCGCTCTAAGTTCATTTAGAGTATGAAGGCGATTCTCTAAATCTTTTGACTTCAAGTCCAAGGCCTTGTCCATGCCGTCCAGTCGAATATTCATCTTGTCAAAACCAAGCTGGATTATATCTTCAAGACGTTGATGCCGAGTATTACAAAGAGTTTCATCCACAAAAATTTCGATTGGCTTAGTTATTTTTTTAATCATTTACGGCTCCTTTTCTTATGACTCAACCCACTCTTTTGTAGGATGGCCTAATATCTGTTTAGTAAAACCACTCATTGACCTTGTGTGTAAATATATCTCGGACAATCTGCTTATCCAGCCCTTCTGAAAATGATTATAAGGAGTTGATCCGTATTTTTTATTATCTCCTTCCATAGGGCAACCGCAAAGAATTATTTTAGTATAACCAAGTTTAATTGCAGCTACTACTCCCAACAAAGTCGACGACCCAGAAGGTTCTTTGTGCTCTTCAAAAATATCAATCTCTGGTCTATGTTTGTGGCCAATTACTTTAAAGTCCATGTTGCCTTTGAAATGATCTCTTTTCATTTTGTAAACAGGAATATCTAAAAAGTGATAGGTTGCAAAAAAGTGGATGTGCCCCTCGTAGGGACAATCAAGGCCAATAGCCATTACGTCAAATTCATTGAGAATGGTTTCTAAAGCTGCCCGATCAATCTCCCCACAAGGAGCACTCCCGTAAACCATAAGAGCTTTATTCCCCATAATAGCCTATCCTTAAAACTTTATAATAAACATAACATTCACATTTATAGGTCTGGTCTCTAAACCTGCAGGAACAGTTAGACCAGTCCTTCCATCACCACTTGCATCAAAATCACCACCCCTGGCAATCTCTGTATCACCTCCACCAAACATCTCTCTGTATTGATGGGAGTGATTTTTGATAGAATCCATTTGTTTGGTTCCTACATAATCTCCACTCGTGCCATCTCCTCTATCAGTTCTTGTCAGCCTATCAACATCCCTTTTTATACCATGATCCCAACCTCTCAAAAAATATCCTCTATAATCTGGAAGATTAAAATGAGTCCCATCAACAGCTCCATAATTATTGCCTATTACTGCAAATAAACCAGGATAGGAAGCTATCAATTTTGAAGAGCCATTGCATTCAAGATAACCAACAGGAACAGACGAGGTTGCCCACTGGAAAACAGCACCAACCGGAACTAAATTCAAAACAGGTTTGTTTAAAATCTGCGCCACTCCTGAAGTAGCAGTCCAATCTGGATTAACTGCCAAAACACTAACAAACAAAGCAGCCAAAGTTTCTATATCTACATCACTAACAGTATGCCCCTTGCTAGCAAGAGATTGTCCTATAGCTGCGCACATTGTGCTTACCTGATAAAATAATTTATTATGAGAAATTGAAGGTGCTATCCCTTCAACCGCACCATCCTTTCTATACTCACTATTCTCATAATCAGTATCACTCATGATATTGTTCTTATTGGCATCGAATTGTTTGAAATTGTTGCTTCCTGGCATCTATAGTCCTCCCTTTATCCTAAAGTACTTTCCCAAACAGCTTCATCATAACCTTTAAAGAAATCATCGTCTTTATCGTAAGAAAAGATCGGCAAAATTGTAACTGCTCCGTCCAGAAAATATCTAACTCCCTCTGGCCTTGGAATGATCTGATCATTATTTATCATATCGATCACTATCTGCGACAAAGTACCAACGATATAAATTGTAGCAGACATATCTTGATGGTCATCAATTAAAAGATTAGCTTCTGGGAAAACAATGTTCCAAAATTTATAAATTTCACTTTGCGTACCTCTCCAATAATTGGTTAATGCTTTTAGTTTCAAAACTTTACGATAAGTTGCATCGTCCAAAATTGAAGAAGTTCCATCTGTTGGTTGAAAGGTTAAAATTCTCGATTGCCCTAAAATCACTCCTACAGTATCCAATTGAACTCCTACTGCTAAATCAAGATCAAAATATCCAGGCATAGCCTCTGCACAAACAGAAATATCATGAGGAATCTTCAGAGCGGATTCAAGCCAAGACAAAAACTTAGGAGAATTTTGATATTGACTTGTAATCAAATGTAAATAATCTGAAACTACTATCATCCTGTCACCTCAATTACAATATATGGTGGAGAAGCTCCTAAAATTCCTTGCGTAACTGTATTAAAACTAACTATCAAATCGTTACCATGTAAGTTATCGAACTCTACTCCTGCCTCCAATAAAGTTATCGAAAACATTGGAGAAGTCAAATCTGGCATCACAGATAAGGCTGCTCCATACAAAGCTGAAATTGTAAGATTTTGCCCTATCTGCAAACTATTCAGATAAGTAAATATCGCTTGCTCAATTTTATCTGTAATTGAATCTGTATAACCAAACAATTTTTTAACATGAACAGTAACATACACAGGCAAGTATTCTGGTCTCATAAAATTTATCGTCATTATTTGTGATGTGTCAGGATCAGTAATATCCACACTTGTAGTTCCATTCGTATAGCAACCTATCCCTCTATTATAAAATATGGCTGTTGCTATATCCAAATCAGTTCCACCCTCTACCACACAGGTTACAGAATGTTCTGGGCAGCCCTGAGCATCCGTATAGCTTGTATAATTTTCATGAATATTGTAACGAGTAACGTCTGCAACCGCTGCAACTCCGGCAACCGTTCCTGCCAGCATCGTATGAGAAGCAAGTCTTGTACTCAAACTTTGTCTCGCTCTCGATTGGGCATCTGTTTCAATTGGCTGTCCTAAATTTGCAGCCACCTCATTATTCACAGATAACCAACCATATTGAGGTGTTACGATCTTAATAATTGACCCAGGCAATGCAGATATTTTGCCTAAAGTTTCACAAGTTGCGCTTACTGTTTCTGTTCCCAAAACCCCTATTGTCACCAAGGCAGGTAATGCCCAATTATTCCCACTCACATCTTGTGCTATCCCATCAACGATCACGGCCTGTGGTATTCCCGAAACTACAACCATACAAGTAGAATAGGAGGCTACTTTTCTTGTCATTCCGTTCAGCTTTAACAGCAAATCAAGAGCAACACCGACAGCCGTCAGAGGACTTCTGTTGTAGTAATCTGATTGTAATGCTTGCATCGTATCAAATTGATGCTTTGCCACAACTGAAATCCACTGATAATCTGCGGAATCATTGCCGAGATAAACATCTTGCCCGTAAATATTCTTATAAGAATTTATCAAATCCCTCAATATATCATCATAAAGAGGAAGATGGAGACCAGTAGAATCAACTGTAGGTGCAAAATACATAATTTAGCTCCCATTTTTAACGATAATAGGCCCATAAATACTCATTGCTGTGGCCTTAAAAGTATACCTTCTTGTTACAGGACTATAAGTATTGCTCACCTTTTTTAACAGAGTTATCAATTTTGTCCCGTCTAAATTGATGCCAAGGATTCTTTTTGATATAATTGCATTGTTTTTATCTTTATTCGATCCTTCATATCCCAACAAATTTGTCCAGACAGGCAGTCCATCAGACAAATCTTCCCACCACTCATTTGTATATAGCTGTAGTGAACATTTAATAGTTTGACCTACAGCATCAATCCCTTGTAGGAAGTTTTGCCTTCCTTGACCAAACTCCGGTTCTCCATCTACGATACGTCTAACTCTCATTTTGCCACCGTATTTTCTGTTGCACAAGATATTGCAATTAAAGGCACAGTCGGAGCACCAGTATTCCCCTCTGAATAAGGGTGCATGTGCGAGTTGTATAGCATAATTAATCTTTCATCAATCAATTTATATATCGCATCTGATCCACCAAGTTTAACAGAAGTTGAAGTGATTGTCGTCTCCCCATCTTTTATCTTCACTTCTGTGTCTCCATCTACAATCATAACTTCACCATCTTTTATTGTCACAACTGTTTCTTTTTCTCTAATATTGATTTCATCGTTTTTAACTTCTATGCTCGTATCGCCCTGATCGCTTCTGATCTCAAGAGCATCAGAATTATAATTGTCCAAAACTCTCTTTTGACTCCATGTTCCTAAAATAGCAAATCCATCAGAAAGATCATGTCTCCGTGCGGACAATGGTTCTTGTGCTTCTGGTTCGTTCTTCTCATTTGTATCACACCCATTTTGCCACCAGCTATCTATGCAGCTATCAGAAAAAACAACCAAACATTCATCACCCTTTTTGATAGGCAGAGTTATCGAAAACCCACCAGCTCTGGGGACTACAATTGGAACATCTCCCAGCTCAGGAATTGGGATCGATTGCAACACCCCACCCTTTTTGGTGTTAATAACTATCAAATCCTTTATCGCAAGTTGCACTTTTACAGTCTGCTTTGCACTATCGAAAGAAGTAATTATTCCAGGTGCACAACAACGGAGGTCAAAATCGAAACGATCAAAATTCTTATTCATCGTTTCTATTTCTGTTGCTGGTGAAGTACAAAATCTTTGAGCGATACTTATCAAATAATTATGCTCCTGTGTAATTATTTTCTTTATTAAAAACTAATGCAGGAAGCCCTCTGCCAGAAATCATGTCCTCTTCATCAAATCCTATTGGCTGCATCCCACCTTTATTCAATCCTGTTACATGAGTATACCATTCATCACCCCTTGTGTCCCCTGTATGCCGAACTCCGATAACCTGATATTCTTGATCCATATCTAAAGATGTCTTGAAATTATCGTACGCTCTCAATTCAGGATTCTCTTCATAATCGCTGCTTTTCCTCCTATTTCTATTTAAATAGGCAATATCCAAAATCGAGATTGGCCCTTTGCCGTGTACTGCTGCCATTTGTTTTACAGATGTCATTTTCAATCCAACTATTCTCCGAGGATTGTCCAAAACTATTGAAGGATTCAGCAAACAGGTAAAATCAGCCCCGTAATCTGTCTGGGTTGGCGAACCTATTAATCCACCCTCACCAGGAGACAACATTATTACCTCATTGCTCGGTGTATCCATCAAATTCACAACATTTACTTTTCCATCAGAAACAAATATCTGATTATTCGATGCGGCAACAGGACTATTGAATTTGAGAGCTTCTCTCAAGGCAACCGCCGGAGTCGTATGGATAACAGCAGCCCTGGGCATAGGTCTGTCTCCTAACTTTGTGACCTTGCCAACAGGAATAGAAGTTTGAGAATATGCTGTAATTACATTAAAAAGAGTGGTCTGAGTAAATGCAGCCTCAAGAGCTTTACTACAAAAGTTATCGTCAAACAATCCTGCCCCATCTATACATCGCAACGTCAATTTATAATCTGTGATGTTCTCTCTTTCAAATAAAGATTGGAAAACATAACCGCTGAAAATCCTGCCAAAATTTCCATCACCTGTATATCCGGCAGACAAGCGGACTTGTGCTCCCTCTTCAACCACTTTCAATAAAGTTTTGATATTGAAATTATAAATAGTAATTGTCGAATAATAAAACCCTTGATACCCTGGGTAATCTATATCAAAAGTAATTCGCAATCCTTCTTTTTCAAAGCCATCAACTACAATCTCTATCACATCAAGAGTGTCGGAAAGCTGCCTTGTATCTGGATCAACAGCTGGATTACAAGTGATGCTTAATTCTAATTTTCTTCCATATAAATTACTCATACTTCTGTATTTCCCCATAGCATAATATAATCTGTTCCAAGATTAAATTCATCAGGATAATCACCATCAACTCCACTCACATTAATGATATAGCAACTGCCTATCCCAAGATAAGAATACGGCTGTAAAATATTTATGGTGGGAAGAACTCCGGTTGTGATTACAATCCCATCAACCAGATAATTTCCAATGCCTGGGTCGATTATGGTCATAACCCAATATCGAGCGAGAATATTCCATCGTAATTTAATCTGTAAATTTATGTTCCGTCCATCAACTGTCAAAACAACACTAAATGTTTGATTAGGAGAGGGATCAAGCGGGATCAATTGCAGATTGGAAATATCTGCTTCAGTTAATTTTGAAACAGCTTCGTCTCCCATCCCAACTCTTACCATTATTGTTTTTTCGATCCTGCCATAAACTGTATCCTGATAAGCTGTCACAAAAGTTGAACCCTGGGCGACAGGAATAATAACCAACCCAGTAGAATCTATAGTTGCCACATTTTGATTAGAAGACACCCAGGTGACAAGCTTGGTCAGAACTGCTTGTGAATCATCATCATAGAAACCAATTGCTGTTAATTGTTGTGCTTCTCCAACAGTCATTGAACCAGGTGCATTTATTATTTCGATATATAGCAAAACAGGTGTTTTCCATTTTGAAAGAAAATCGTTTGTCAAAAAAGCATCGCTCTTATACATTGATGGATTCCAGACATGAACATCGTCTTCTATTTGAATGAAATCTGTTATTGTTGCCATTGGTGTGTATTTATCGAAAAAATCAAGAGCAGAAATCACATCAGCAATTGCTCTTCTTGATATTTTAGCTCTTAGGAAGACATCATTAATAAAAACAGTATTTGACAAAGAAAATTTTAATGACTGAGATTTTACATCGGCAACAGAAACAACATCGCCCAACAATCTTGAAAAATTAACCCTTTTTGTCAGAGCATCTAAAATATGAATACTATCGTGTATCGGAGAAATTATTTTCCGCTTCGATAGAATCTCTGAAATACTAAATTGATCTGATTTTTTAAGACAACCTTTTTTAAATGCAGCATCAGCAAGATGGATCGAATCTGCTTTAGCAATATGATAAGACGCTGTTCTTGAAAACACATCGGCGATACGAACAGAATCATAAATAGAGGATGTTATCAATCCATGCTTAACCACAATTAAATTGTCTACAAAATGGATAGAATCTGATTTTACAAATCTTTCAGATTTTAAAATAGCATCTGATAGATGAATCGGATTGGGTAAATTCAATCCTCTCTTTTTTAAAAGAGAATCAGATAGAGAGACAACATCCGATTTTAACATATTTCTTTTCTTTGAAAGAACTTCGGAAACATGAATAGAATCAGATTTTGCTAAATGATATGAGACTGTTTTTGTCAACGAATCCACAAGGTGAATAGAGTTAGGAATAGTCGATACCGTCTTTCGCTTAAGCAAACTATCTGCAAGATGAATTGTGTCGATCTTTTTAGGATTACTCTTTTTAAGAATAGCAGATGCAAGACCAATTGCGTCCGCCCTGCTTCGATTAATTTTCTTTTTGGGAACATCGACAAGATGGATTGCATCCGAGATAGTCTTACGAGGCAGGGCAGTTTTTGAGAGAGATTCAACGAGATGGATAGTATCAGTAGGCTTTAATGTATCTTGTATGACACCCAATCCAGATGCAATTCTAAAATAATCTAGATGACATCTTGTGCTTGCTGTATTGTTCCCAAACAAATGTAAATAAGTGTCACCCTTTGTACCTGAAAGGGTACGACTACAATCGAATGTACCAAGGCTGACACCGTCTTTAAACACTTGTACAGTAGCCGCAACAGCAGATGTCTCTGTTACCTCAAATCTCCAAACATTCCAAACACCCTCTGTCACAAATCCTACATCTACATCAGCATCAGTGTTATGCGAAATCCAAAGATGGCTTGTGAACCATACAGCAAGTCGCATCGATGTATTTCTGTATTCAAAATAAAAATAATCTTCGCCTTTTAATCCTATATTATCAAAATTAGCTCTCATCTGGATTGTATACGTAGTAGAAATGTGACTAACATTTCTGTTCAATCTTGCATAACTTCCCAGTGTTGTTCCACTATCAAATCTAACTTGTCCAGCAGGACTAATAATAGCATCAGCCGAACCTGTCTTGTATTTAGTCCAGTCACTAATATCATCAAAATTTTCATCTAAATAATCAGGAGGTAATGCCATATTATCTTAATCCCCAAGCCTTTAGAGTTTCATCTTTGATACCCGTAACAGTCTTAAATATTTTCCTCACTTCGGAATCAAAATCATTAGCTGACAATGGTTGTTTTGTAGCGGAACTATTCACCTCTGTCGTTTGTTTACTTGCGCTTATCTTCCTCATCGCTACATCTGCAATTATAATTTGCTGGAAAGAAATACCTGCTTTCATACTATATAAAGACTTATAATCTTCTTGAATGGCAATGCTTTCTATGACCATATTCTCATAACTACACATCCGAGTAATAACCTTTAGTGGTTGTCCAGAATCTTGAATCTTTCTCAATTTCTGATAAGCATTAACAGACTTAGAATTTGCATTGCCAGACCAAGACAATTTATAGACATCCATAGAATCAGAAACACCAACCTCTAATGTTAAGCTCATAGGAATCTGATAAGAATGATCTGTAATGTTCGCTCCGGTCTGAACTGGGTGCTGAGTCAATCTTCTTTTGGAAGAATGTTCTGTCTTAAAAACCCCGTCAAAAAAATAGTCATTCCCTTTACTATCCGATATATAAAAAAGTTCTTTCGTCTCTGGTTCATCCCAAGCTCTTGGTCGATACCCTCTTGACTTGCTGGCAGCATTTTGATCATCAAGAAAATACAAATCGTCTTCAGGAGCAGAATCACCAATCTCTGTGTCCCAATCCAATCCACTGTCTTCATTTATATTTAAATTGGGATTTCCCATTATCCTCTCACCCCTGCAATAGAAGCAGATTGTGGTTTTTTCTTATAATCGGCAACAGATTGATTGTGGTGCATAAAATTATTGATTGACGAAACAACGGCCCTTCCGATCTCTTTAGGGTCTCTCGATCCATCAATAGCTATCGTAACATTTACATTATTAGTATTGTTGCTATTATTCATTGCTCCACCACCAGCAATACCATATTTGTCTTCATTTAATTTTAACATTTTAGTGTAAAAGTCTTCTGGCTCCTCAAAATATCCCCCGACTCTTCCCTGTTTCAATTTTGAAGAGAACTCCTCAGAAGTCTTCACACCTCTTGTTTTCTGATAATTTCTTTTCATCAAATCGATATAAGCATCTCCATAATTTGTTAGTGAAGAGTAATGTTGAAAACGACCTTCTCCTGCTTGTCTATTTTTATTTTCAATATTGCCCAAATTGAAAGCTCCGGAGTACTGTTTGAATCCACCCGTCTCTCCATACCATTGTGCGAAAATTAAATTTGCAGGAATATTCAATTCTTTCGATGCTCTTTGTGCCTCTCTCATTATATCTTCATTTGGAATTGTTTGTTTTCCAGGCTTTCCTGATCTGGGCACATAATCTGCTGGCAAACCAGTTCCTTGTGAACCCAATGGGACTTGAACAGAAGATGTTTTCGACTTATCCAAATCTACATCTCTTACTTGACCTTTTCCTGCAATAGCATTTTTTATAGCTTCGTCTCTTTCTTTATCGTTCCAATAAAACATACTGTCTTTTTTATCTTCTTCACTTGGAAAGAGTATCTTCCAAGAAGACTTCAATGTATCTGGAATCCACCCTTTAGCAATAATCTTAACTGCCTGCTTTTGAACATCTACTATATTTTCAAGCTCAGATTTTAGAGTACTGGGATTAGCTAATCCTTTAAAAAGAGAAACAGCTATCGCTGCAAGAGCAGCCATTTCAGTAGCGACAGACCTTAATATAACATAAAGAGCATTCAATGGAGTAAGAGCCAAAAGAGTAGAGATCATCAATCCCTTTAAAAAAGCAGATGGAAGCAAAGTCTTTTTCCCAGCAAACAAATCCATGAATTCACTGACAACCAAAGTCAAGCTGACTATCGCTGCTGTAATCGGAAACAGATAAATCAACATTGTCGCAAAAAACAAAACAACCAAGGCTCGTTGTTCAGGAGAAAAAGAATCCCATAATTTTTTAACAACCCCAATAACCGTCAATATAGCTTTTCCTACATTCACTATTATCCCTATAATCGGACTAAGTATATCGGAAATCTTCTTGGCGATCTCCGGCAAATGTTTTATTATATATTCATTAAATCCTGCAAACTTTTCTTTAATGTCAGCCATAGGCCCAGACAGATTCTTTGCAATATTAAATCCTATCCATTGAAGAGCATAAGTCGATTCTATTTTTAATCTGGTGAACTCAGTATTTATCCCACGAATCTTTTTCATCTCCTCTTCATATTGCTTTGGCAATTCCATCCGCATAGCATCAAATTTTAATTCAGTAAACTTCTTTTGAAGCTCTGGAATCCATCGCATATTCTCAATCGACTCTCCCATTGCGTCTGTTACTATTTTAAATTGCTTGGCTTGATTTTTTGCCATAAACATGTGCATGGCAAATTTCTCATAACCAAGATCGGCTTGTGCAAGACTCTGAAGTAATTTGGCTGTAGTAGCGATAATAGTGAGCATAGCTCCAACTACTATTGCCCCACTTTTTACCCAAGAACTTGACATCAAAGAGGTAGTTTTCCCCATTTTATCATCAAGATTTTTGATCGAATCCATAAATTTCTTATAAACTTCGGTGTCGATCTTAAAGCCTAAGCTTATCAAATAACTCTTTATGGTATCTGCTTCACTCATGAATTACCTCTCGATTCGTTAAATCTTTTTTCGTTCTCATTTTTAACTGCCATCAATTCTAAAATATCGAGCAGATCATCAATGTTATAAGTCCCGTCCCAAATTTCTTTCTGTCTCCAAAACCCTGCCACAACAGGTGCGAATGCAAGTTTATCGATATTTAAGGTCTCAGCGTATTGATACTCTCCATCGCCACTTGATAGTCCTTCAATACGCTCCCGACGAAAAAACCAGACAGATTAAACATCAGAGAAATCATAGTCAACATCCAAACCAAACTTGCATCCTCCGATATTTTTCCTTCCATAACTCCGCTCGGCAAAATTATCGGTAACATCACCTCGACACCATTAATAACCTGAATTTCCGATATATTACTCAACAGCAATATTTGTAATGATCTGAAATCCACATCCGGCATTTTCGATAGAAACTCTTGAGGGTCTTGTATTCCACTTCCACTAAATTTTCTAAGTAAACTCGAACCATCAAGAGCAGTCAATTTTGAAACTTGAAATCTGCTCCCTTGCAGTTCAAAAGTTTTTGTCCTCTCCGTCATAGCACTCTCCTTTTGTTATAAAAGTTTTAATTTACAGTTGTATTCTGGATGTCAGCCGCCATAAATGTCCATGTTAGATGTGCTCCTGCCTTAGCGTATGCTTTAGCAGGAATTATCTGTGGCGACACCCCATTACAGATATGACCTGCACCATCTGCAATATTCCTGATATTTATAGAAGCTTGTGCCCACTTATCAGTCTTGCCAATTACCAATGAGTTAAATAGATTCAATAATTTTTTATGCACATTCGATGTCTGTTGAACATCAATTGCTATTGTCCCCTGATTACCTGCCACTTTGGATACCATCACAGCTCCATCTGCTGCAACCTCATGAACGGTTCTGGTCTCCGACATAGTAACAGTAACGCTTCCAGCACCCTCCCCAGTCAAAACAATGGGAGAACTTAAATCTGGATGGGTAATGATTAGTATAGAATCCAAAAAAGAATAAGTTGACATCTTCGCCATTTTCAGCACCTCCTTAAAGTTTTATAATTATACCGACACCACAACTTCTATTGTCATGGAATGTACAGCTCCTGCCTCTTTAATTGTAACATAAAAAGGAGTAGCTTTTCTCAACGCTCTATCAGCAGGAGATTGCTCCGACAATGGCAAGCTCTGGATAACATAACCATTCGTCATTGGATCACCTGTATTCAAATTCAAAAATGGAACACCAGTATATGTCCCAGGTCCTAAATATCCTCTCGTAACTGCTAATTGACAAGCTTGAACGAGAGCATTATAGATCATAGTCATACCTGCTTCTGTTTGCGGAATCGCTCTATTTTGGAAAAGCAAATCCATACAAGACAATTGAATATCATTCACAAGCATATCCCGATTCACAATCTGATCATAAAAATATCCATTTGCCATAACCCCTGGCTCAAAGATGGTATAATAATTGGAATATGATAGATATAAATTGCAATTTTTCCCCTCAATAATTTGTTTCTGGTTAAAAGTTAAATCCTGAGTAGTACATCCCACGACTTGTTTGGCAAACATAGTAAACGCACTACTCGCCAAACCAGTATTTAGTCCATTGGCAACTCCCATAGCTCCGGCAATTGCATGATCAATCGTACTGTATTGACCTATCGACCTTTTGTAAGAAGCATCTTTTAAGGTAGTGGCTATATCAGACGGAGACGGATCAGGTTCAAGAATATTTGCATCTTTAGAATTATAAGCAAATACTGTTGAAGGAGAAGCACTCTCGGCCCAAAAAGCAATAGCTGGAATATCCACAGAAATTACTTCGGCTGAATAACATTGATACCATCCTGAATCTGCCACTCTACAAGCTTGCAACGCTTCCAGTATTGTCTCTGGAGGACTAACCGTTTCATCCCTTCGCCCAATCCAAACTATTTGAGGAGCAGGAGATTGGGCAAAATACATTGATGCAGCCAAAACTTCCATACTGGATAACCCAAAGCCATCTTCCAGCATTCCGGCAACAGAAGTATATTGCCGTAACCGTTCGTCTGTATCGATTACGCTGGAAGATCCTAAGATTAACAACTGATTAAATGTAGCTCTTGGAGCAGATGAAGGAGAAACCAGAACTACTACATCTATAATTGTATTCAGATCTAAAGTTTTACTCATTTTAACACCTCGCTATTAAGGAATTATAATAACATCAATTTCACCAACATCAGAATCGTTGATGGTCACCTCTACACTTTCCACTTTCGGAACCGCTATATGACGCACTACCAGCTCATTAAAAGATATTGACATATCCACTCTCTTCCACCATCGACCACTAAAAAATTCAGGAATCCTCTTGGGAGCCGCAACATTATGAACTGGATACAAATTATTCTGAGCAAGAATTATTCTATTTTCTTGATAGAATATTTGATCTCTTATTATATCAGCATTTTCAGAAGAATCCGGCCCATATAATGCAAAATTAACCTGCATTTCCTTCGTATAACTTGTAGCCAAATCCAATTCATTTGGAGATACCATATCTGTATATGTTTCTTCTCGCTCTCTATTATAGGAACTATCCACCTCAAAGCATTCTAAGTATACAATGTTCTCTGTTATATCAGCAGCAGGTGCACCCTCTTCCGGCCATCCAATTCTAACATCCTTTTTTGGGTCACTCCCGTCCCACCCAAGCATGGTCATGGTCAGGGATTGAATCAAATCTTCAAACTGCTCTAATGATAGATAAAGATCACTCATTAATTGCCTTTCAATCTTGTCCCAGTAGCATCATAAAATCCAAAATCGGCATAAGGATCAACTTTTATGATTTTATAAAGTTCTCCTCTCCACATTATCTTATCAGAGGTGGCAGCTTCTATACCCTCTTCCACATTTGCTGCCCTCGTTACATAAATTTGCTCTCTTGCAATAAATGTCATGGCACCGGAAACATCATCACCTTCTGAAAACGATTTCAATTCCAATGCTCCGGCTACATTAATAACTCCCTGCATTGGAATCTCTTCAATCTCGCCCTCTACCCATCGGCCTTTCACAAAGCTGCCAACCGATCTATACACAATAAAACGTTGTGAAAAATAAGGGCTAATTACTACTCTTGCTAAATTAATCAATAACATAAGCTATTCCTCAAATCTAATTATGTAAGATATTGCTTTCCTCATTTGATCTGTATCGACAAGAAGTTGTTTCAAACCAGGCTCTAAACCTTCTCTATATCGTTTCATAATTGCTCTACGCTTCTTTTTACTTTTGTATACTTTATTCACATTTGCTCTGACAGAAGCATCAGACGCTGGAGGCCAATTATTCCTTGGGTCTTCAAACCAATCCCTGATTATATTAACTCCATCAATACCTGCTTGATTCAAAGCTCTTACAGCACCTGTCTTATCTCCATCCAACATACACTTAGCTACAATTTTAAGGTCTTCTTCTATTCTTTGTTTATTACCATCTGCCTCCAAAGCAGGTTCAATCAATGGTCTTGGAGGTATCCGCCATAATGGAGACCCCTTTGAAGTAATATATGTAGAAAGAGCAGCATTATATTTGACACCTTTTTTCTTACTCTGCTTAATAGATTGAGAAGCAACCCCATGAGTATGAATATTAATTAATCCTGCATTTGTAATTTCTTCATCGTTCCGCATTGTATTTTCTTCAGGAACACCGACCAGCACATCAATATCTGCGAGACCTTTCAAAGACATCAGGACAGCAGAAGTGTTATCTGTCTCTATCTTTAACGATGCTTTTCCCTGAATCATATTGCCACCGCTCCACCAGAACCAAGCAATCTTGCAAGTCTCAAAAATTGCCGTCCATAAAATGTTAAATTATAATTTCCAGCATTGGCTTCCAACATAGAATTTACATCCAAGGATACTTGAAGCCCACCTGCACTTTGGCTTGTCATAACTCCAATATCCTGTCCAGGCACACCTCCTAATGTTGCGGTATCTTGAGCAGTAACAGCTAAAACGATATTATGGGCGACATACAACTCCATGCCAAAATCAAGCAAATCGCCCCATGCCTTTACATTAAGCTGCAAATCTCCCATCTTCGCCCAAAAAGCAATCAGCGAATCAGAATATATTCGCAATCCTGACTTAGAAAACTCTGGGAAATCCTCTCTAAATTTATCTATATCGAAAGCCATGATCTATACCTCTATGAAGAAATTATCGCTCTTTTCCGTTTAGGTTTCTCTTCTACAACTTTCACATCAACTTTAGGATTTATCTCTTCGACTTTAACTTCCTCTTTAATAGATTTTATTACAACTTCTGATTCTCTCATTTTTGGTTCTACTTTAGGAAGAATCTTATGCCTGGCAAGGCTGGGAATAATGGACAGAACCACTATATCTCCAGCCTCTACCAAACCTTGAATAAACCAATGGGAGAAAGTCTCGTCTTTAAGATGATGAATACCTGGCCTCAAAATGCTCCTATCACCATCAGGAGTCTCTATCGGCCTTTTTAACTCAATCTTAACCATTTTAACTCTCCTTTTTAATCAACCTTATATACCATCGCGATACAACATTGTCTCGGGATAAACTACTTCAACACAACCAAGTCTGCCGAAATAAGTCGTAATGTGATAGATACTACGATACTCCAACGGAGTCCTCTGCAAAGGAACCAAAGGATACCGAACCCGGTTCTTGTCCTGAGTATAAACAACCATACGATCAGTAGCAGCAGATGGAGACCCAGCAGCCACACCCCGACCAGTCAACCATTTCAAAGGCTGAATATCAAGCTTCTTGCCATTGATCTTCAATGCAATGCTATTGTCTTCCAAAAAGGTAAGAATCGAAACATTACCAGCAGAAGATACTTTCTGAGAAACGATATAGGCAAACTGTACTGGAGGCAAAAGTAACTTGCTGGGGCAAACTACAAAAGAAGCCGCAGCCCAAGCGGCTTGGATTAAAGAGTTTACATCATTAAGAATTTCATCCGGTGTTGCGGCCACATTTCCATTCAAGGCCGATGGCATCCATTGAGTATGAGCAGATGCTTTAGTCGCAACAAATCCGGCTGTAACTACATTTGAGTTGACCAAACCAAATTTGCCAAGACCTGAATCTCCAATATAAACCATTTCATCAATATCCATCTGATACTTAATCTGCATCGCTGCATATTTCTGAGTATCAACTGGACGACCCAACTGCTGGGCAGACATCAATTCAAGAATAGTATAGGAAACTTCAATGCCCCATAAATACAAGGGAGAAGTCGTTTTCCCGATATCCAATGCAACACCAGGAATAACATTTGAAGTTTTCCCAATAAAGTTTTTGCCAGTAGAATTAAATCCACCAGCAGCAGCAAACGCTGAATTTGTGAAGCTCGATGCTTCATCGGCAATAGAAACGTCCTCTCTCAAATCAATATCTCTGCCCCAAGTAACCGAAATTAACGGCTCATGCAGAGACATATCCAGCCTCTCCAATTCACTAATCAGAAAGGAGCCAGTACTATCAATAGTCATTCTATCGTATGTCAACATTATTTTTTTCTCCCAAATTTAAAAGTTTAAATCCAAAAGCACTTATTACAGATTAAAGCTGATCTCTACATTCCCATCAGAATCGGCTTCTCCCATAAAATAAGCATTAGCAATCGAGGTCCCACCGGATGCGCCAGCTTCCACCAAACCAGTAGTAGCATTAAAAAGAACATGAGCGTCTTTCGCAGCAACTCCAGCTGTAACCTTTACGGTCATATAACCGCTTCTCAAAAGATCACAAGGCATATTGACCTGCGGAGTACCCACAGCCAAAGCCTCATTAACACTTCCAGAAGTAGGATATGGCCTAACCAAAAATCCATAAATAACATCACCCGCACCAGCTAACGGTTTAATTTTACCAGATACCATTTTTGCAGGAACACCAAAAACAGTAACTGGAGTAGTGGCGTCCATCATTTGTGCTTCAACCTTTGCCACTTCCCTTCTTGTCACATCGCCAGGAATACCAGCAGGCATTCTAAACAAATACGAATTACTCATAATAAAAATCCTCCTTAAATTGTTGATAAATTTTAATTACCTGTTCTTCCAATGTTCTCTATTCATTTTATTAATAGCTTGCACTTCGGAAAGTGTGGTTGCTGTTTTTTGCTGAATAGAATCTTTTACAAAACTGTTATTTCTCAATCTGATAAATTCAGAAGCGCTCTTGAAAACCTCGTCAAGCATTTTACCAGACAAAGTGTTAACATTCTTGTTAAAGATTTTGCCCATATCTTTGTCAGAAGTAAAAGCAGTTCTTAACGAAGACCGCTTAATCCCTTCCAAAGCTCTTTTGTGGTCTTTGGTAGGTCTTTGGTAGCGATGCCCAGGAGCTAAAAGATCAGACCGATAAGCAATATCATTCCAAGAGACAACACAATCCATAGCTTCCATCTTTTTCTTCTCTTCACTTCCTTTTTCATCAGGATCTTGATCTTTAACTTCTTCTTCCTCTTCATCAGGGTCTTGATCTTTTACCTCTTCTTCCTCTTCATCAGGGTCTTGATCCTCTGATTTCTTTTCCCAAGGTTTCTCTTCATCAGGATCTTGATCTTTAATTTCCTCTTCCTCTTCATCAGGATCTTGATCTTTAGCTTTTTTATCAACTCCGGCATGAACTTTTTTATCCGATTGGATCAAAGTTTCAATAGCCTTTTGAAGAGTACCCACGGTCTGGACAAGACCTTCAACAGTAGCTTTTAAATCATCATCAGCATCCTCAGTCTCTTCTTTCTCCCAAGGTTTCTCTTCGTCTTGATCTCTGGATCTTTTCTTGTCCCTAATTTTCCTATCAAGAGCTTTCAACTCCTCAACTTTTGCCTCAGCATCTTTTTCAAGCTCTTCATATTCAAGATCTTCCTCTTCAGCATCCTTAATTTTCCTATCAAGAGCTTTTAATTCCTCAACCTTTGCCTCAGCATCCTTTTCAAGCTCTTCGTATTCAAGATCTTCTTCAGCATCCCTAATTTTCCTATCAAGAGCTTCCAACTCCTCAACTTTTGCTACTTCCGCAGCATCCTTAGCCTCTTGCTCTTTTTCAAGCTCATCGTCCGGAATAGCATCCACAGCTTTTAAAAGAGCATCCTTGATTCTTTTTCTAATTCTCATTTTATCCTCCTGTAAGTTTTTGCACTTTCCACAATTTGTACATTCTTTATCACCAATAGCACACCTCGCCCCTGCACGTCCACGCATAACCAGAGCAACATGATTACCAACTATCTGAGTTTGCTTTCCTAATCCCTCCTTTATCTGTTCATATTCTGCATCATATCCACAACTCACTTGTCTCAAACCATTCTTTACTAATTCGATTGCTTTCTTTGTAGTAATAACTATATCTGCCAAAAGCAAATCTGCTTGCTCTCTAACACCTCTTCTTACATTTTGAATAAAGCCATGAGCAAGATCAGTCCAATTCTCTGGTGTCACCATTCCTTCGGGATGATCGATTGTCACAGGTTTTCCTTCAAAAGATTTTATAGTCTTTTCCTCAAACACCTCAGCTTCGTCTCTCTGAATAGTAACCATCCCGTCTTTGTTTGGCTCTATAGGTACTTCATCTGCCTTATAATCTTGATTGCCTGTTCTGGCAACAGGAACATCATAGCACACAAGGAATCCTTCAGGAGTCTCTGCCATGTGCTCAGATAATTGCTCAGTTGTATAAAACTGTTTCTTTTCATCTTTAATCATTTTAATTCCTTTACTTTTGCATATCAGATGGAACATTAGTCACTTCAAAAGTTTTCTTAATTCCTCTGTTTCCCTCAGTATTATATCTTACCTCAGCATGCATAACTCCACTCTTCGGATCACCTGACCAATACTCTATTTCTATATAACCTTCCTTAATCTTTTTCATCAATTGCTCATAAGTTATAGAATGGCTATCTTTACTTGAATCTTTAAGAGGGTCCTTGGTATAAATATCTTCTTCGTCTTTGGAGTCTTTAGAAGGATCTTGAAGTCTAATATGAGTTGCCTTCTCTTCAATGAGCTTATTCATAAAATCTCTTGCTTGTTTTTCGTTTTCAAAAATAGCATTCTCGTCTGTTCCATGTTTCTTATAAAAAACTTTCCATTCTTTAGCATCCTTCATCAACTTCTTAATCTCAGCTTCATAAGGTGCAGAATCATAACCCATAGAACGAGCTTTAGCTGCTTTGGTTTGAAGATCTTTGATGGAGTCTTTAGACTGATTCTTTTTATCACATTCTCTTTGAGCTTCACCTCTTGTCTTGAATGGTCCGGCAGCAGTACTTCCCTCTGGATCATCTACATAAAAGACATCAGAAGCGTATTCTTCAACATGATAATTTTCTCTAACCTTTACATCCTTCATCCTTGAGTCTTTTATTTTTTCTTTCGCCATTTTATCCCCCTATTAATTTGCAATTATCCAATCTGCACTTGATGCGATCCCAGCAGCAAAATATAACTTTTTTGCTGAAGTGTCTATAAAAACGTCTCCCACTTTTGTTGGTGTTGAAGCTGGTGCAATAATCCCAGAGCTGATTGTTGGTTTCTCTGTATCCAGTTCATTAATCGCTGTTTGAACCGTAGTTGATGAAATTGCCCCTGCCGGAGTATTCAAAATCGCATCAGCAATTTTTATTGCAGTAGCGACAACATTTCTCATTACTGATCCGGCATTACCCATTGTTTCGACTGCTGGACTAAATGTAGGACTCCCTACATAACTTGTGACCTTCATAAAACTAAGATGTTCAGCAAAATAATCAAATGTGAAATTGCCACTTGCTGTTGAAGAATCTGCTCTGATATGACCGCCATGTGAAGCCCAATATCCACAATAAGGTGAAGCAGTCCCATTGCCCACAGCAGAAGAGCTTTGCGCGTAAATAGTTCCTGTATAACTTGCCGAGAATCCATGATACCCATTATTCAACGCTTTGGTAGTTTTTGCATAAATATAAGATGTTCCGAGACTTTGGAATCCTGAATAGACATTGCCGACCGCTTCCGAACCCTCAGCATTTATACCAGCTCTATTAAAAGCATAAAATCCAGTAGTAGCATTTCCTATAGCAAAGCTATTGACTGCTGTAATCCAAGCTCCATCAGTAGAGTAAATACCAATACTCACATTACCACTTGAAATAATACCCGTTCCGGCTACAGTTGAACCATTATAGGCATACAGACCGTAACTTCCACAATTGGAAATGGCTACATTCATTACCCACAATTCAGCCTTAGATGTGTGAGCAATTCCATATCTGCCAAAACCATTTATCCCTAACGAATATATTCCATTTTGCCCAAGATAAATTATATGATTGCCAAAATGACTTCCTCGTTGAGATACATTAATACCATCAGCAGAAGTCCCGTTCCCGACCAAAGCCAAATTATAAATATTTCCTACACCACTGCCTGGGAGAATACCATCGCATCCATTAAATTTCAAAACAGTCTTAAGGCACTTTACCGATCCACCAGTAATGGTTAATGTTGGCCAGGCTGCTTTGCGATAAGTATTTTTAACTGTGATCTGTGTTCCAGAAGGCACATTCGTGATCTCCCAGCAACCCATTATTGATCTATGCTCACCTGTTCCGGTTGAAGCAGCGACAATACAGTAATCACCTGTTGCCATTCCGGTCGAATCTGAAACATTCAAGGTCACAGAATAATTGCCAACAGACCCAGATTGAGAAGCCAAAGAAGTAATTGCTGTCACAATCGGAGCAGACCCCACAATATTGATCCTATTACCTTGGGCATGTCTAAACAAAATTGCACTTGTGTGAGTAAATATTCCAGGATCAACTGAAATCGTTACAGCAACATCAGAGTTGATCCACTTGCTTTTCAGTGAATCCAAAGCAGCTTGAATGGTTGTGAAATCACCGCCAGAAGCTTTGACTGTAATAGTCGTGTTTACAGATACAACACTTAGATCAGACGCGACTGAATTAGGATTAAATATTGGCATTTATATAATCTCCTGTACACCTAAGTTTGATGCAGCTCCAGAAGCAATGGCAAAAATCGCTACTGTGCTAAAGCTATATTCATCCATCCAAAAACATCCACCATTCGGATTTAAGGTGATACCACTATAGAGCACAGCAGCGTTACCAAATCCCAAAGATACGTAGTTCAATGATGTATTTACAAGCAAACAACCCTTTCTATTTGCATTGGCTGCTAAAACCTGGGCAGATGCCACTCCGACAGAAGAGGCTACCGGAGCCGAGGAAGTCGTTGGATTTTTTGTTGATACCGATAATGTGTCAGAAGGAAACGCAACTGTGACTTCGACAGGCATTCCCGCAACAACAGACCCATCTGGCATTAAGGTTTTTGCTTCGTTAAAATTCTTACTTGAATATACTTTTGCTCTCTCCGCATTTGCCGGAAATACTTCAATTAGTGCCATTTTTCAATCCTCCTGTATTCACAAACATTATTCTGCCATTGCTTCTGCTTTCGCCCAATCAGCATCCGCCTTGTCTCTATCAGCTTTTGCCTTCACCCAAGCAGCATCTGCTTTTTCCCAAACAGCTTCTGCTTTAGCTAAAGCATCGGATTTAGGTGAATCGCTAAATCTGGAGTCTTTCATATTTGACCACTGTTCATAATCTTTCACACTTTCAAATGCTTTGTATCCACCATTAACCTTAACAATAATCTTAGCCCAAGGTGCACGCTTTTCTGCATCCTTTCTAATACTTGTGCGTATAAGCTCTATTTTTGAATCTTTTGTTTTAGAGTCTTTCATTGATTTTGCTTTTTCTAAAGCAACCTTTGCTTTATAATAAGCAGCATTTGCTTTCCTCAATTCATCATCTGCTTTTTCCCTAGCAGCATCTGCTTTCATCCAATCAGCTTTTGCTTTCTTCCAATCATCATCTGCTTTAATAAAATCAGCTCTTGTTTTATTCCAAGCAGCTTCTGCTTTTGCAATAGCATCGGATTTTGGTGAATCGCTAAATCTGGAATCTTTCATCGCTCTTGCTTTCATCAAATCAGCTCTTGTTTTATTCCAAGCAGCTTCTGCTTTCATCCAATCAGCTTTTGCTTTCATCATAGAAGCATTTGCTCTGTTAAAATCAGCTTCTGCTTTTGTTTTACTCTTATCAGTATCTGCTTTTATCCAATCATCTCTTGCTTTATCCCAATCAGCTTTTGCTTTTGCCATAGCATCTGATTTAGGTGAATCGCTTATTCTACTTCTTAAATAATCTTTTATGATTCTTGATTCTTTCATTTTGCCTCCATTCTAAATTTTATTTAATCTTATATCTATATAGGCTTTTTTCCCAAGCAGCATCTGCTTTATAATAAGCAGCATTTGCTTTATCATAATCATCGCTTGCTTTCTTATAATCAGCTTTTTTCTTTTCCCAATTAGCTCGCGCTTTTTTCAAATCGTCTTTTGCTTTTGCTAAAGCATCTGATTCAGGTGAATCTTTTGTTTTAGAATCTTTCATCGATTTGGCTTTCCCAAAATCAACAATTGCTTTCTTTACATCAGCATTTGCTTTTTTCGCATCAGCTTCTGCTTTTGCAATAGCATCTGATTTTGGTGAATCGCTAAATCTGGAATCTTTCACAAAAGTTTCTTTCGCCCTTACCATTCCATTTATAATAGCCACATCTTGTAATAGCATCTTAATCCTCCTGCCCATTCTTTAAGGTTTCAACAAATTCTTTTATAGATGTTCTCATGAATATCAATATTGTTTCTATTTCTTTCAAACAGCCCTCAATCTTGACAGTACTGTTCCGTAATACATGATTTAAATATTCTCTGTTTATTTCAAGTTGATCAATACCCATATCAACCCCTACACAACTATTTTATATTTTCTCTGTCCTTGCAAGAGGAGCTTGCAACTCAGACGATTTTTCATTGTAGTTCTTTATAGGCATTTGCCATAAGACTTTTTTCGCCCGCAAGCTCCTCTCGTAAAAATAGATTTTTTTAATCATTTAGGCTGCCTTCCTATAATCTTTATTTCCATCAATATTAAAAAATTGCTCTCTATTCATTGTCTGTATCTTTCCATTTCTGTAAACTCTTGCTGGCCAAGTAACATCATTTACTCTTACAAGAGGAGCAGGAAAGCATCTACAATTGAATATGGCTCCCGGCAAATACTTCCCATAAGATTTCTTTTCTCCTGAAAGTTCTTCTGGAGAAGGTGGATCGTCCCATCTGACCAAAACTCTGTCCATAAATTTATGACTCTTCCTTAATCTTATATCATGAGTAGCGTGCCATACAAACCAATCGATCTGAACTGCTTCTGCTCTTACCTTTTCCAATCCCACCGAAACTCTTGACACTTCTGTTCTGGCAATAAGCATCGCTCTCGATTCTGTCACCTTACCCATCTTCATAATTTCTTTTGATAATGCACTTGCTCGTTTCGCTCCTGTGTGCAAATTCTTTTGTAATATCTTATGTAACTTTTCAGAAGCTTCCAAAGGTAATGAAGTGATCAGCTTTACATTATCGTCGAGATAAGCTTGCAGCTCTTTTTTGATATCAACTTCCTTTAGCTCTTTTTTCAATCCAATGCTTAATCTTTTTGAATAGCCTTCCCAATCCTGCTCAGACTGCCTATTTAAATTCTCGATCATCCTGTTTGCTGTTTTCTTTGACCAAGCATTTATTCTGTCAGAATATTCTTTCAAACTATCGACCAAATCTTCGACGCTTTCAATATCATTTGGATCAGTGCCAGAAGCCATTCTTCCAACATTAGAGCTGATCTGTCGAAGATCTTTCTCATACCTCTGCTCTATGGCTTTGCCTTTTCGAATTGTAAAAAATCTTTTTGCGTCTATAATCATTTAGAATCCTTCAAAACCACGCCCAATACTTTTTTAATTAATTGTTTAAACTCTCCCCAACTCGCTCTTGCAATAATCTTATCCATCAAGCTAACATCATCTGGGCTTGCCTTTTTATAAAACTCAAAGAGTTCCATTACTCCCATATTACCAGGATAAGATTCATCTTTCACTTCTCTACCTTTTAAAAACTCCTCAATGATCTTAGACTTAGGAATACCTTTACTTCTATTCTCATAAACAGGGAGGGTCTTAAAATGTTCAAGAGTTATTTTTGAATTTTTTAACCACGAATTAAATTCATCACTACCAAATTCAGGCAAATCCCAGGACTTCTTAGTCCAATCTGCATTTTTGAGATCAGCATCGAGATTTATTGTTTCGTCCAATTCCGGTTCAGCATCTTTACTGCTATCCTCTTGATATAATTTTATCGCTTTGAGCTTTGAATCTATTTGTTCTAAATTGGTTTTACGTCCTAAAACAACCATTTCACTTTCATTTGTGCATCCAAACCCTGTTTGTGGATGACTGAATATTTGAGACACAGGAATTTTTATGGAAACCTGATACCTCCCGAATTTTGAAGCCTCGGCATAAGAGGTAGAAAAAGAAGAAAGTGGTTGTAAAACAGTTCGTGATTTCTTTCCACTTCTCCTTCCTTCTACTCCCCTAAACAATATAATTGTATCAGTTGGCTTATAACCGTTCTTTTTAAACCAATCTTGTGTTTCGTCATATTGAGCTTTTATAAATTTAACTACCCCTTTTTCTTTACTTATTAGAGTAGCCTCTTTCTCAAGTTTTATATCCCAATGATCAGTAGCGGCATCTTTTAAGTCAAACACTTCCTTAGCTGCTAATTGTAAACCAATAGAAGTTTCACTATTGTCTCCTGAAGTTCCAGCCCATTGCGCGATCATTTCTCTAACCGACACGTTTTCTCCTGCAATTGCTATGCTTTCTCCTACTCTTTTACTAATTACTTCTTCTGCGACTTCTTTATTCTTTACTCTATCTTTAGAATATATTTTAGAACCAATCTCACTTGTCCTTTTCACATCGATAAAATACTCTTTAGGAATTTTCTTGCCATCAAAAAGTGCACCGTCTATATTTGTATCACTAAAATTGGTATCTCCAAACTTCACAGAATTTAAATCTATACCGGCAAACTTTGTACCAACCAAATTTGCATCTCGCAAATCTGCACCAGTCAAATTTGCATTAGACAAATCTGCACCAGTCAAATTTGCACCTCGCAAATTTGCACGAGTTAAATCTACGCCAGAGAAATTTGCACCAGTCAAATTTGCACCAACCAAATCTGCACTTGCAAAATTTGCGCCAGTCAAATTTGCACGCGACAAATTTGCACGAGTTAAATCTACGCCAGAGAAATTTGCATTAGACAAATCTGCAAAAGTCAAATCTGCATAAGTCAAATCTGCATAAGTCAAATCTGCACCAGTCAAATCTGCACCAGTCAAATTTGCACCAACCAAATCTGCACTAGCCAATTTCGCACCAGTCAAAATTGCATCTCGCAAATTTGCACCAGCCAATTTCGCACTAGACAAATTTACGCCAGTCAAATCTGCACCTCGCAAATTTGCATCTCGCAAATTTGCACCAGCCAAATCCATATTGAAAAAATCTACTTCTTCAAGACTTTCTTTATTTTTGATTTTTGCCTCAATACCCTCTCTTATTAATTTAGTCTTCTTTTTAGTCTTCTTTTCAGTCTTCTTTTCAGTCTTCTTTTCAGTCTTCTTTTCAGACTTCTTTTCAGTCTTTGAAGATGAAGCGGAACCACCGCCTTTAGAAATGAACTGACCTCCAGAAGACCCCTCTTTAGATCTCGGGTGATCGGATTCTTCAAAGGCGTCTTTAAACTCGCCAAAAGTTTCTTGATCTTCTGGTTCTTCCTTGTTCTTTAGCTCTTCAATAGTAGAATCAGGCAATTCTTTTTCTTTCTTTTCAGTATCGACCTCGTCTGACTCTTCACCAGGCTCGACACTCCCAGGTTCAGGTGGTTTATTTTTATCTTCTTCCTCAGCTGCTTCAATATCTTCATCTTCAATGTTCGTAAACCTGCCTGTAATTCTCGATTGCTGTAACAACTCTTTCAAAGCTATTTTCTTCCCAATCAAGCCAGCTCCTAATGCAGCTCCAATAGCAGTTACATCAGCAGTTGCTATTTCAGATTTTTCCTTATCATTCATTTGCCACAATGGATTAAATGCATATTCGAAGTCTTCTGGTAATTCTTTCCCTAATTCTGATCTTGCGATAACTGCAAAGAGCTTATCCAAATAAGGTCTTAATTGATTCTCTTGTAATTTATTTATATGGTCATAATAGTTTCTCAAATCGGCTTCGCCTGTACTAAATCCAGCAGGAGACTGGCCAAATAATCTCACAATAGGTATCCCTGTTGCACCTGAAATCTGTGTACCAAATTGAGTCAATAACGAATCTATCCCTCCAAATGTATAGGGATGAACATCAAAACTATCTTCTTTATCTAAAAGAGTTATCCCTTCAATCGATTGCATCTGGCGCATATATTTGAATTGCTTAATAACTGCTTGCTCTTCTTTGCCACCTATCGATAATGCTTCTCTGAATCCTGCAACTTGAACCACTCTTAAATATGCTTTAAAAAGTAATTGGGCCGCACCCATCGTAGCCGAATCATAAGCGATCAATCTATCGAGCATTCTCTCTACTACAGACAGGCCCCAAAGATTTTCTGCCAACTTTTGATAATATGGTAATTTAATTCCATCAAACCTTAATGCTCTCGTGTAATGAATATTTAATAATGGAATGTTTGTGGCTGCCGGAACTATTCTATAAAACTCCGGCATTCCTAAATTCCTACCCATTTCCTTTACAAGCTGCTCAAAACTTGGTTGAATCATCCATCGATCAAGAACAAGCAGACCTTGAAATTTTTTCTTCCCAATTGCATCAGTATTTAATGGTTTATCGTATTTTGCACCATCGACCAAGATAACTGCTATTGCTCCACCATACAATCTTGCCCATTTAATCGTATCACAAAGCTGAGACCAAATCCCATACTCACTAATTGCCGATTGTAATTTTTGAATATCATCAGGAGCCATTTTGGAATAGAATGTCACACCATTTTTTGTCATATCCTCGGCAATAGCATCAACTGCCTGACCAATAAGCCAAGAGCTTCTATAAGCTGCTTCTAGCTCAACATGATTTCGGCTAATCATATTGTTCAAAGAATACATGCCACCAGAAAGCTGATTATCTGTTCCTAATCCTAATTTATTGTTAAAATTAGAAAACGAATCAAGAGTTTGTTTATCTTTCACAAAATTCTTTTTATCTTCACCTGTTCTTCTATTAAGTGGCATATTGTTCTTTCCTAAACTTTTATTCTTTCATCGTTTTTGCTTTTTCCAAAACAGCTTTAGCTTTCTTCCAGTCAATTCTTGCTTTTTCCCAGTCAGCTCTTGCTTTCTTATAATCAGCTTCTGTTTTATTCCAATCAGCATCTGCTTTATCCCAATCAACATCTGCTTTCTTCAAATCAGCATCTGCTTTTGCAATAGCATCTGATTTTGGTGAATCGCTAAATCTGGAATCTTTCATTGCTCTTGCTTTCATCAAATCAGCTTGTGCTTTATCAAAATCAGCTTGTGCTTTCGTCATATCAGCATTTGCTTTCTTCATAGAAGCATTTGCTATGTTAAAATCAGCTTCTGCTTTTGTTTTACTCTTATCAGTATCTGCTTTTTCCCAATTATCATTTGCTTTAATATAATCAGCTTTTGCTTTCGCTATATCGGCATTTGCTTTCTTCATATCTGCTTCTGCTTTTTCTATAGCATCTGATTTAGGTGAATCTTTTACTCTACTTCTTAAATAATCTTTTATGATTCTGGAGTCTTTCATCTTTAATCCCTCTGTATTATTCTTTCATTGATTCGTCTTTTTTCCAAACAGCATATGCTTTGTTCCGAACATCATTTGCTTTTTTCCAAACATCAATTGCTTTGTTCCGAACAGCTTCTGCTTTGATATAATCAGCATCTGCTTTATCATAATCTGCTTTTGCTTTATCCAAATCAGCTTCTGCTTTATCCAAATCAGCTTCTGCTTTATCCAAATCAGCTTTTGCTTTTGCTGAATCTTTTACACTATCTTTCACCACTACTCTGCCTCCAACAATATCCATTTTGTGCAATAACATTTTTTATTCCCTCCATTCCAAAGATTCTTTAAAAAGATGCATTGGCAACTCGACTATATCGCCAAAAAACTTTTGATTGCTGTAATGAGCCATAAACGCATCTCTTGCTGCATCCTTGCTACTAAATCCAAGCATCATCTTTTCTTCCTTAATGTCAAACCCTTTGGTCTTCGCTGGATAGATTATATAGGCAAAAGGAGAGAACTTATCATTACCTACGAAACAATCAACTTCTTCACCGTCTTTGCCGAGTGTATTTTTTATAAAACCATAAGGGTAAAACATCTTAGCCTCTCCCTGCTCTCCACCCCGCTCCCAATACCTGATTGATCCTTTTTCATTCTCGATCACGATTTGCAAACCTTGAAAGCTTATTTCTCTTCTTTGTTCCTTTGATCTTACCATTCCGTTCACGATATTTAATTCATTCGATAACATATTATTCTTTTATCTTTAATCCCTCTGTATTATTCTTTCATTGATTCGTCTTTTTTTCAAACAGCATATGCTTTTTTCCAAACATCAATTGCTTTGTACCAATCAGCTTTTGCTTTTTCCCGATCAGCTTCTGCTTTGATATAATCAGCTTTTGCTTTATCATAATTAGCTTTAACTTTTTCCCAAGCAGCATCTGCTTTCTTCATAATCTTTTCTGCTTCTGCTTTTGCTATAGCATCGGATTTTGGTGAATCATGTGCTCTACTTCTCAAATAATCTTTTATGATCCTGGAGTCTTTCATCTTTAATCCCCCTGTATTATTCTTTCATTGATTCTACTTGATTTAACTTAGCTTCCGCTTTATTTGAAGCAACTTGTGCTTTATTCCGATTAATATACACTTTCTTAAATTCAGCTTCTACTCTCCTAAAATTCATTTCTGCTTTATTGCGTTTACCCCAAGCTTTATCATAATCGGCGTTTGCTTTGTTCAAATCAAGAGTTGCTTTTTTATAATTGGCTTTTGCTTCAATAATAGCATCTAATTTAGATAAATTTTTTATAGTTATAGATTCTTTCATTTTTAAGCATCCCCATCTACAAAACTTGACCAATCAAATCCAACACCCGCCTTAACTAACAATTCTGTCATTCCATGTACCATTGCATCAAGTCTATTTGGTGATTTATCTCCAGGCGTCCAAAGACACAATTCTTCTTCTAATTTTATAAAGTTTCCAATATGATGAATTTTGCCTTTTTCAGCTAAAACGGATATGGGCTCTGCTCTCGTTTGTTTTCCTCGACTTGCATGAATCAATTTTACAGGAACGTTTTTGTCTACTTGATGAATAGTTAATTCCACCATTTCGCCTCCATTATTTGATTCAGCAATTATTTTATCTGCTTTATATTCATGATACGCATTAACTGCTTCTTTTGCCCAAATCAAAGGACTTCCTTGAATACTTTTATCAGCTACAACGTATCCATGTTTATTTGCTCTTCCACACACTACAACTCCAGCTTCATCTCCTGTACTTGTCGCAGAAGGATCAACAGAAACAACAACACGATCAAAATCTTCTGTTTGTCTTATTATTCTATAATTGTCTATTGTTTTTCTTGTCCAAAGTGCCCCAGGAGCTTCATCTAAATCCTCAGCCATAATTTCCATTTGATAAGCCATAAAAGACATATCAGACGTAATTTCATTTAAAGCATCTTTTGATATATACGGATTTTCTAAAGACGTAAAATGAAACGCTTCCCATCGTTTCGATCCATTTTTCTGTTCTTCGACTGCTTTACGGTACATTTTAGCAGCATGTTGTGGATCATTTGCTTTTGAAATTGATCTTGAATGTAAAGAAGGAGGGGTATAAATAAAAATAGCATCCCCATCATTATCAAGTAACATTGGTGCTCCAACTAAACCCCAAGTATCTTCATTCATTAGTTGAAATTCATCAAGAATCAAAACATCAGCATAATCACCTCGAAGACTATC